GATGTCGGCACGGTAAAGCGGACTGCGCCCGGTGAGTTCATGCGCGTGAAGGAAGATGCGCAATGAACGACAAAGGCCCGCCCGATCCGATTGAGGATGTCATTTCTCAACTCGCGATCCTGAACCACAGGATGGAAAAATTAACTGAAGAAGTCCACGCGGCTGGTGGCTCTGTAATGCGTGTGTGCGAAGCTATCGGAGGATTGTCGATGGAATTCAGAGCCGAATGGAGCCGAAGCCGTGAACATCAAGTACCGCTATCAAATCTGGGGAACCGCCGCAAAAGATCAAACGTGGGAGTGCCGAGGAAACGTCAAAGCCGAAAGTCTCGGTAACTTCATGGCCGCAATCAGCACATCAATCGGGGATGCGTTCCAGCAACTGACGCAGGGCAAGGCCGTCTATGGCCATCCCGGCGTTGGCTGCAACGGACCCTATCGGATCACTCGGATGGTGATCGAGGAGGAATAATGGTTTGGAAGCCGTACAAGTCCTACAACTTCAAGGACAAGGACCCGGTAATCGACCGGCTTCGCACAATCGTGCAAGATACTGGAGCGAGCTACCGGCAAATCCACGATCAGTCGGGTGTGTCCACGTCATGCCTGTACGGCTGGTTCAACGGCAAAACGCGGCGACCAACGCACGCCGCCGTGGCTGCTGTGGCGGCCATCTTCGGGTACAGGTCAATGCTGGTGAAGGTGCCTGGAACTGGCAAGGTGATCCGGCTAGAAGCAAAGAGGAAGCGGGCATGAATGAGCAACACCCATCAGAAGGTCTTCGCCAGTACGGTGAATTGTTTTATCGTGCTGATGCTGTCGCTGCCATTCTACGTGCTGTGGCCGGACCGCTGGAAGGTCATGGCCGTGATTTTGTGCTTCGCGTATCATCTGATCTTCCGACGACGATGCCCTGGCCTGCTGATAGCAGGGACCTACAACGAGCGGCCAGTCTCCACGATCTATGCCGCCCTGTACTCCTTAGGCTTCAGCACGACGGTATTCTCGGTCCTGATCCCCTTAGACTTGATGTTCTGCTATGGCGTGGCCCAAGGGTTATGCCATCGGATTACGGGGAACACGATCCCAGCTTGGTTGACCAGCAGCAGAACCCTCTATGACCGAAAGCAAAATGAACCTGCATCCGTTCCACGAAGTCGCGGCCAACGCCGAACGGCAAATGAACCAGGGTGCGAAGGTGTTCCAGCAATGGAAGTGCGCGCATTGCGGCGTCAAGCAAACCATGCCGGACGAAGATCGCTTCTACAAATTCGGACGGTGTGAGGAGTGCGACAGGTACACCAATATCGAGAAGGACGGCTGTAACTTCATGGCCGTGTGGTCAAACCGATGACGAAGCGATTAGGCGATGTCGTCTACTGGGCCTGTGTCGTCGCTGCGGTCTTGTGGGGGATTATTCTGGAGCCAGCGGGGAACGCGGGCACTGACTACCATGTGTTCGTCTTTGGCGTCGGCATCCTGATTATCGGTCTCGGTTTTGCTTTTCGGTATGTGGCGAAGGGGTAGGAGCGGAGCCGGTTCGGCCTCGTTCTCCAGCAGTCGCCGGTAGTCTTCGGCGATAGCGTCCATCAGCGCGATCTCGCGGCTGGCTTGGGTCTCCGACATCTGGCGTTGCTGAACGCGACGGGCGTAGACGCGAATGCGCAAGAACAATTCACGCCTTGCGCACTCATGCTTGTCCTTCGTTGTCCACATCAGGCAACTGCCGGTGCAACGAAGTCCCAGTCCACATTAGCTTTGCCGCTGAAGCCAAGAGCCTTCTCAGCCCCTGGCGACACGTCAATCCCGGCTCCGTTGGGAATTTTTCCTTTATGGGGGCCGCGCGGGAGCGGTTTTTGTTGTTTGTAGCACGTTTCGGCCAGAGGCCGTTCCGTCGTGTTCCAGTAAGGGTCATCGGTGAGCCAGGGTCCGACATCGCGGATTTTGCAAACTACTTCCTTGCCGTTGGTCCGGTTGATGACCCGGACCTCTTGGCGCGGTCCTTGAAACTTGAATGGTAATGCAACCGACAACTCTGTGTTGGTCATTCCGTCGTAAGGTGGATAAGCCGTGCTGCTGTCCTTGAAGACCGTGCAGATGATGTTGGTCTGGTTGGAGGGTATTTCGTTTTCTTCGCCCCCTCCGGGTGGCTCGGTCGTCGCGGGCCAGTCGTGGAATTCCTCGCCATTGACGGTGACGACCACGTCGCCCTTTTTGCTAAGTTCGATGTGGGCAACATGCTCACAGCCTTCATGACCGATTACCATTGAGCCGTTAACGTAGACCGTCACATCGCCCGCAACGTCGCCCGTGATGTTGACCTGATTGTCGCCTGTGACCTCGGGTGGCGGTTCGACCGGCGGCTCGATGGGCTCGGGCGGCTCGGTCGGGACGCTCTGGCCACTGATCGTCTCCGCGATGGCTTGGCAAATTGCCTCGTAGTTCTGCCGGTACAGGTTGGCGTCAGTCGAGCTATCGACAAAACAGGTCTCGATCAGGATGGCCGGTTTGGCGGTATTGTTAAGAAAATAGAGGTCTGACCGATACTTAGGGCCACGGTCGATGAAAGTCCCGGCTCGGGCGATTGCAGGAGAGAGTTTTGTTGCCAGGGTTTGCCCGGTATTTGAAACATAAAGCGTCTCTGTACCCATGCCTTTAGAGGTAGTTTGGTAGGCATTGAAGTGGACACTTATGTCATAATCCCTGGTTTGCCGATTGTGATAATTCACAATCGTGGACAGGTTCTGGTTCTGCGAGGTCGAGGTATCGTCATGGAAAGTCATGGCCTCGACGCCGACGCTCCGGAAGAATTCGGCCACGGTCTCGACGACCTTTCTGGCCTCATTCACTTCGTCGAGATAACCTGACGCTCCACGAACGTACTTTCCATGACCGGAACTGATTACCACCTTCATGGGAGGCTCCTGTGCCGTTAGGCTCGAATGTGAGCGAGAATATCCACGAACTCGTGCATCACGGGCGTAAGCGTCGGCCTCATCGACAAATTGTCGCCATCGCTTTGAACGCCGCACGCAAATCCAAACGCAAGCGTCACCGACGCCGTAGCGCCCGTTGACCTCTGATCTCGTCCACGTCAAAGCCGGTGAGGGCCGCTAGTTTCTTGGCCATTTTGGCGTCGGGACGGAACAGGCCGTTTGTCCACCCGTAGTATGTCTGCCGGGTGACGCCCAGTTTATCCACCTTGTCAGTGACGTTCATGTCCGGCCACAGCTTGTCGAGGACAATCGACATGGGCAGCTTGAGCCGTTCGCGCATTTTCAGCGCGTAGGCGAGCGTCCCCTGGTCGGGTTCCAGATCGACGATCTGCTCGACGAGTTTCAGTGCCTTAGCCTGCCGTGTAATTAACGCATCCATGTTGCTCGTTTCCGCTTGACATCCCCGCGTCAAGATATACACCTATACACCGTGGGTCAACCGCCGACAGCGCTGGTTTGTTCAGGATTGCTGGGGGTGTTTGGCCAGTACAACTACGAAATCGAACGCTTAAAACAGGAAAACCACGCAATGAACGAAGTCATCAAAGCCCAAGCTACCCTTCCCGCAAAATCCGAAGCCGACCACATCGGTGCCGCCGCAATGGAGGACGCCGGTTTCGAGAAGCTTTTGAAATTCAAGAAGGGCGCTTACGAGTGCGACAACGAAGTGGTCCCGTGGGGGACGGAGTATATCGCCCACTGTGTCGGCTGGACGAAAGCCTGGATCAAATTCGTCGATCAGAAGGTCGTTGACCGCAAGATGTACCGCGTGGCGGACGGCAGGAAAGCCCCCGACCGCGAGGAACTGGACGACAACGACCAGAGCAAGTGGCCAGCCGGTCCAAACGGCCAGCCTTCGGACCCCTGGGTTTACCAGTACCTGCTCCCGATGGAGAACAAGGCTGGCGATCTCGTGGTGTTCGTAACCTCGTCCATCGGCGGCAAGCGTGCCGTCGCCGACTTGTGCAAGTCCTACTCGCGCCGAACGTCCCGCACCGGCATCAGCGAACAGCCGGTGATTAAGCTTTCTGGCGCAACCATGCCGACCCGAATGTTCGGCGATGTTCCTCGCCCGAGTTTCGAGATCATCGGCTGGGATAGCCAGAAAGAGGGTATCCGGACGGTCAAGGCTCCAGACACACTCAAGGAAGAAATGGACGATGAAATTCCATTTTAACGTCGAGCAAAACTCGACGGAATGGAAGCGCTTGCGGTTGGGTACTCCAACCGCAAGCAACTTCCACTACATCATCACCCCGCAAGGAAAGCCGGTGGACAGCCGTGAACGCAAGAAATACATCTATCGCCTTGTTGCTGAACGCATTTTACAGGAGCCTATGCCTGAGCGTTTTGAGGGGAACGAGTGGACAGAGCGCGGTCAAGTTCTGGAGGAGCGCGCGGCGGAGGCATTTGAAAGACAAATGGGTTGTCCACTATCCGAGATTGGGTTCGTCACCACCGACGACGAACGACTAGGGGCCTCTCCGGATCGGCTCATTAGTAGGAATGGGGTTATCGAGGCGGGGGTCGAGATCAAGTCCCCGGCGGCCTGGACCCACATCCAGCACATGGTCGAGGGACCGGGCGAGAAGTACAAGCCGCAAGTCCAGGGCCAGATTTACGTCGGCGGGTTTGAGGCGGTG